CATAATTACCAAAAGGTTATTAGATTTGCATAGTCATAAGACAGAGTGCACCATGTATGATGACGAAGAAGAGCTAAAGGCTCGGATTGAAGCTGCGGAAAAAGACCTTAGCTTCTTTTCCCTCTACTGGGATGATATTCGGGAAACCGACTGGATTTCGGACGATGAGCTTGAAGGAAGTGTCAATGATGCGTTAGACGATTTGATTGATGCCAAAAACAAGCTGAAAGAAAGCGGTAGTCCCCCATAGTGGGGCTACCTTTTTCAAGAAACTAAAAACAACACTATCATGGACGTGAAATTAGAACTTAAGAGATGGAAGGCCGATTTTGCTTTGGTAAATACGAAAGAGCAAAAGGCAGAATATGACAAGCGGTTTAAAGCCTTTCTCGCTTCGTTGTCTTCGGTAGAAAAGAAAGAGTTCGCACTGGCGTATAGAGAAGGCGCAAGAGAGGCCATAGATGAAGCTAAAAAAATCTCAAAGATTATTGATCGTAAACAAAAACTTGACAATATACTTGGATTTGCTTCTATGTCATATATTGCAGAGCATTATTTTGGCAAGTCTCGCCAATGGTTGTACCAGCGTATAAACGGCAATATGGTAAACGGCAAGCCGGCTGATTTTACCCCGGATGAATTGAAGGTGTTTTCTGTTGCTTTATCCGAACTTGGAGATCAGCTTAAACGCGCCTCCGTTGCAATATTATAGATAAAGTGAAGCGGCCTCTCTTCCTCTGGCACTACCACCACTCCGGCAAGTCCTACACCTGCGAATACAGGATGTAGGGGAGAAGGTGATTTGATAGGAAAATAGTATATTTGCTTGTGAAGTGAGAATATATATTATGGAAGAAAAAATTTTAAAATCAAAATATGGTTCAGACAAAACGCCTCTTCATTTAGGCGAACTTGAGATACCTTGTTATGTACTTGAAGATGGAACAAGAGTTTTTTCTGGCCGTGGAATACAAAAAGCATTAGGATCTAATGCAACAAGTGGGGTATGGCTAAACAAGTTCGTCAATAATTCTGAAATAACTCCTATTATTTCCTCTTTCAAAACCGGCTCTGTAAGTGTTTTAGATAAATTGAATAATCCCATACCCTTTTTATAGACCCACATCGGGAGGCTCACAATCAAAGACTTACAGGTATGAGGTGACATTACTCGTTGATCTATGCGATGCTATTTTGAAGGCAAGTGAAACCGGCTCACACATAGATGAAACAATAATGAAAAGTGCTAATACAATAATTCGATCTGTTGCAAAGGTTGGTATTGTTGCGTTGGTAGATGAAGCAACCGGTTATCAATATGAACGAGAAAAAGATGAGCTTCAAAAGATTCTAAAGGCGTACATTTCGGAAGAATTACTCCCTTGGCAGAAACGTTTTCCCGACATATTCTACAAAGAGTTATTCAGATTGAACGGATGGGACTATACAGTAAATGGTATTAAGAAAAGGCCAGGAATCATAGGCAAATGGACTAATACATTTGTTTATGAAGAACTACCAAATGGCGTACTAGAAGAGCTTAAAAAGAAAACACCAAAAAGTGAAGCGGGCAATAGAACAAATCGTTACCATCAACTTCTAACAATTGATGTCGGGGAACCTAACCTTGAAAAGCAAATAAATAAGGTAATCACATTGTTTCAAGTATCTGACAATATGAAGCAATTCTGTGATAATTTTAAGAAGATGAAGATGCGCCAAATTGGGCAAATGGAACTTCCGTTTGAGTTTGACGAAAATGGACATACTAAAGAATAGTTATAAAATATTTTAAAAGCATCGAATTCTATGTTTTTGATTATGTTGTTAAATATACGGAAAATAGAACAACGATTCGATTTTACATATATCTTTGCAGAGTAATAAGTATATATAATTCGTATGGTCAATGCGCGAATTCTTTTATTACTTCAGTGTGTAAATTTTACAATGTATGGACATTGTGTATCTTTTACTCTTGCAATGAACTCAAACTACTATTAACTGTTATATATAAAAAAGGCTATATGAATCATGATGATGTGCTTAAATTAAAAGCCGCAGTATTGTACGTTGTCAATAAATGCGGCGAAATAGGTTATATGCATCTATTTAAAATATTGTATTTTGCAAATAGAGAGCATTATGCTAAGTATGGTCGTAGCATTATAAATGACACTTTTTGTGCTCTTCCAAAAGGTCCTGTTCCTTCATTTTTATATGATGCTGTTAAACCTAACGTATCTAAAAGTGGAGATCAAAAAATAATCTTTGATAGTTTGTATAATCAAGATCCTACATATTACTATTTGTTAAGCACCAAAGAAGCTCCTGATATGGACGAATTGTCAAAATCGGATATATTGTGTCTTGACAAATCTATAAAAGAAAATATAGATCTTGATATGGATAGTTTGTCCAAAAAATCACATGATACAGCTTGGAAGGAAGCATGGGATAAAGGTCCTGCTAGACCTATGATGAATTTATCTATAGCTAAAGCAGGAGGGGCAAACAGGGCAATGCTTGAGTATATAAAAGAAAATGAATTGATTGATTCTATAATTGGGTAAATATGCCGTCCATATCTAATATTCTATCTTCGGAAAATTTGGGAAATTTAATGTCTTCTTTTATAAAACGAGGAAGTGTTTTTAGAATGCATTTGGATAAAGAAGAAGGCATAACGGGTAAAAAACCGGGAGATAATGGAAGAAATAAGTATTTTGTTGTATTAGGCATTAATGATGATGGAAGTATTATTGGATTTGTCTTGATCAATAGCCATGTTAATGCTAATTTATCGGATGAATTAAAAGATCTTCATTATCCGATAAGTGTATCTTCATATCCATTTCTTAAGCGAAACAGTTTTATTGATTGCAGCAGAATAAAGGAGATAGAAAAGAGTAAGTTTTCATCTTTGTTTAACATTAATTCTAAAAAGGGTGAGATAAAAGAAGAAGATTTGGAAATGATTATTGGAGCGGTTAAATCCTCGCCTTCTGTAACTCCTAAGCAACTCAAGAAATTTGGAATTCAGCCGGAATAACCTCCGGCTTTATTTTTTCTGCTCACGCCCTCCGATTGCCTCGTAGGGGTTCCGCCCTCCGATTATACGATATCTATTTTTCGATTCAAGGCTTTAGCTTTCGTCGAATTGACCGTGTATAATTTGATGCTTGCAACTTTCATGGTACTATTTTATAACAAGCTCTATATTAAGAGCTTCCAATATAGATTCAATTTTATTCTGCCCCAAATTCATTTTCCCATTAAGGAATAAGGACATAGAGCTTTCCGAAAGCCCAATGTGTTCCGCAAGGTCTTTGCTTTTTACTTTGCGGAGCTTCATAGCTTCTTTTACAATATCTCTTATCATAATTAAAAAACAACAATTTGGAGTTTGTAGCCATTATTATCTGAAAATTGGTATACTTCGCAATTTTCATTGTAATATTCGGACTCTTTTATGTCATCGCAAGCGTCGACAAGCCCATCAAATAAAAATCCTTCTAATTCAGAGACAAAGTTGTCGATGGAATCGTCGCCTTGATTCTGCATAAGATCAAGCCCGGAGCCACCGTTGCCCAATGTTGCCAATACCAAAGAATTATTGCTTGACAATTCACTCTTTGCAAATTCTATAACTTCCTTTTTTGTTCTCATGATTGTAGATTTAAAATACTTCTTTTTCAACAACTAATTTGTCAGGGGTGATATCATATTCTATTGCGAATGCGCATCCATCTTCATATTCTGTATCCTGGATAACATCGTAATCTGGCACTTCGAATGAAAATATAACATAATCAGAGGTGTTGTCGGTGATAAAATTAATGGCATCAGCCATGTTGTTGAACCCGAAAACGTAAGATCCAGATAATCTTTCGTCATTCGAAATTTTATCACTTTCATTTGAATAAATGCCATATTCTAATATATTTTCTTTATTCTCTATAGGCGATGCGTGATACAGTTTCATGGCTATTTATTTTTAATTGTTATTACTTGTTTTTTATTACACTACAAAGATATGAAAAGTTTAAGTAATACCAAATTTTATAGGCTAAAAGTTTTTGTAATACCAAATATTTAACATTTTGTATCACTTTATCCTCTTTCCTCCAACACCTTTTTAAGCCTTTGCAACCTCAGTATATCACTTGCGAAGGTCGGATTATCCCAATTTCTTTTAACGGATCTGACATGTACATCAATGTACTTGCTCAAATCGAATATATTCTCACACTCGCTTAACCGGATCTCGTTAAACGTCACTTGGTAGCTCTCAAACCAGGTTATTAGTTGTTTTAATTCTTCGCTCATGTTTTTTCTGGCAAAGGTAACTACGAAAAGATATTTTATCAACAATGTATTGTTGATATGAGGATTAATTTGTAATTTTGTGCAAAGGCCTAATTTTAAAATAGTATTTTATGTCTTCACAGCAAGGCCCTTTTATACCCCAAAAGAAGCAAGTTGATGTGTTTTGTCCTATTCATGGCAACTGGATAGGGCATTATGATTATGGCAGTATTGGATCTTATTACTGCTGGTGCAAAAAGTGTAAAAAAGAAATCAAAATCGTAATGGGAAAATGAAACTTACAATCAAACAAGAAAACTTTTGTAACTATTACATAGAATGTGGCAACGCTTCGGAGGCTTATCGGAGGGCTTATTCGTGCGGTAAAATGTCAGATAAAACGATATGGGAAGTGTCTTCTAAATTGCTTAAAGACAACAAGGTTGCTACAAGGGTTAAAGAGTTACAAGATGAGCAAAAAGAACAATCTGATCTTACAAAAGATAGAATATTGGCAGAACTATCAAACATTGCATTTTCCTCTATAGCTCATCTGCATAACACATGGATAGAACGTAAGGACTTTGAGTTACTTACCGAAAAGCAAAAGTCTTCGATCAAAAGTATATCCACCAAAATATTAAAGAAAAATGTCGGAACTAATGAAGATCCCGAAATTATAGATGTGGAATATGTTAAGGTCGAATTATATGATAAGATTAAAGCTATAGAGCGTATTTGCAAGATGCTCGGATATGACGAACCAACCGTTTTGGATTTAAGAAATGCCCTTGTCCAGATTGATACCGGTATTGATTAATGTTCTATATTTAAGATTTGTATTCGCTTTTTTAGAAAAATATCGGGGTTTATAATTTTATATGTATTCTAAATTTTAGATTTTTGTGGATAAGAAGGTAATAAGCTATAAGAGGTTCAATCCCAATTTTCATCATTTAAGAGTTGCTCTTAAGAATGATGACAATAGGTTTATCTTCCTATACGGT